TGAGCCAATAAGAAGCCCAGACTCCAGACCAATTCCCTGTTCGTCTTTGATCGCCTCTGGAACGGCCTTTAGCGCCCTTGTACGACCCTGTCCAGCCTTAGTCATGGCTTGTGCTCTCTTGTTGCGGTGAAAACAGAAAAGGAAGAGTCAGAGGTGTCCTAGGCTGTCCAAAAAACTGACCTACCTTGTCTTTTTTCTGATAATTGCACCTAGTACACGCAGCTAAAAGGTTCTCAGGCTCGTCTGTGCCGCCCTTGCTTATCGGCAGCACGTGATCGACCGTTGTTGCATTCTCTTGGCCACAATACTGACAACAGAAGCCGTCACGTATGAGTATCCGTTCTCTGATCTTGCGCCAAGCTCTGGTGTTTCCACCAGTAGCTCTTGCAGATTTGGTTGACATCTCAGTGGTATCCATTCTGTAACCAGAAGCGCCAAGCGTTGCATGAGCTTCCGTACCGGTGCTTGTGATAACGGATCGACCAATCGACCTGCTTGAAGCCGTCAAGGTTCTTGTATTTGATATTGCGCATTTGGCCTAATCCGTAATGACTCCCGTTCTTTGCGTTAACTCGCCAATTACTTTCCTTTGTAATTAGCTTGTAAAAGCACTGATATTGCTTGTCATTTACTAATTGGCTATGTGCATATAGCTTGATTGCGTCTCGATAATCCATGCCGTAGGCAGAGCTGTGGCCTATTCCTGCGCTGGCGATTACTGATAACAGCACCGTTTTTTTGATTTTCTTTTTAATGATTAAACTGAAAGAGTCATAATCATTCTGTCTGGAAGTCATAAAATCTCCTCCGACTTGTATGCTCCAGCGTACACCCATGAGTCAAGTACATGGCAACAATGTGCATAACTTGAACGGGGCTTGGGCGTGTTGTACACAAGTTATCCACAGGCCTTCTCGCAATCCTTTGAATGGTTCTTGATCGAGACTTGCAGGATAGTTACGGCCACCAATGGCCTTGCGCTGTCAATGTTGAACGTTTTGCCACAATCACAAACGTGTTTGATTTCGGTTCTCATTCGTCTCTGACCAATGCTTCATCAACCACTTTGACGCCAAATGACCCACAGCCCGAACATTGGCTGAACCACTCATGAAGCGTTAGCTCAGCGCCTTTGGATAGCAAATGCAACCTGCGCCCGTCGCCATAAAGCTTTGCGCAGATCGAACAATCAAATATGAGTTGCCGCATAGCTGCTCCTTGCTAGATCGCCAATCGGATTGAGGCTGTCTTGATTGACCCACCAGCTGTCTTGTTGGCTATTCTTGAATTGCTTTTGCATAGCACTTTTGACCGGTAACCAGCCCACAATATAAAGCTCTGGAGATCGACCCACGACCAGCACCGCAACGTCATCAACGCGGTCGTATGGATAAATGATTAACGACCCGTTTATGTAGCTCGTCCAGCGAACCTCAAGCCCTTTTCCAACGTCGGCCTTTACCTTGGCTTTGTTTTCATTTATGTCATAATCAAGGCCAAAGTATCTGGCAACAACCATTTCAGCGCCCAGAGACTCTGCGTACTCTGTGACTCTTTCGTGATTGTTTAGCTTCGTGTTGTACTGCTGGCCTCTGCCAAGTCCGTCTTGCGAAAAGACAACCTGAGAAGCTCGATTGTGGATTGCCCATTCCTCAGCTTCTGTTATTTTCATTTTGATAATCATGATTTGCACGCCAAACAAATCCACAAAATGTCGTAATAATCGCTACCGCCTATTTTGGGCGCATAGTGTTGGCCTTTGTCGCACCACTCGATTGCCGGTGGAATGACTTCATCTCGAAGCTCTGATCCGTCCTTTTCGACTTTGTATCGCTTGCCAGACTCTAGGTTAATGATCTCGAATTCGCCCATGACTACACCTGTGGCTTCCACTGGCCGTCTGAGGACAAGACAAACCAACGCGGCGAACATTGCTTGGCCTTGGTCTTTTCAACGCACATATAACCGCCCCAAGCCTTGCCAGCCTTATCTCCTGAACGCCAGATCATGTGGCCATGACTACAGATTGGAGCAGCTGCGACCTGTACGCCGCCCAGCTGTGATTTGATCTCGTCGATTGCCATAGCTGCTGGCACTAGATCCTCACTAATCGAAGTTGCCCAGAGATCGACGTCCTGAGCACTTTCCTTGACCATTTGGACGTCAATGTTTTCGGCCTGACGCATATTCTCCTGAGTCGGCCTTGTGTCTGTACCCAAGACCAGCCCTGCACAGCGTCCGATTGCAGAAGTGACAGTGTCCTCGACGAACCATTTTTTCATGTTGACGTTGTAGGTGGCTACATTGCCGAATGCGTAGTCGATACCTGCTGGGTACTCGTCCTCGTATTTTTTATAGATACGGCACTCAACCAAGATGTAACCTGACTTTATATCGACGTCAACAATCGACGTGTGGATTTTGCCGTTTGGGTACATTGACCAGAAACGCTTTATTCTTTCGGCAACGCCTTCATAGTTATCCAAGAAGCTCATGAATGCTCCTTTATTAGCTTGCCCAGCTTAATACCGGCGGCGCGGCCGCGCATGTAGCCATTGGCCTGACCAGCGTTAACGCCTAGCGTGTAGAAAAGCACTGTTGTAGCCAAGAAGCCCAACATGATCCAGCCTATATCGATTGTCACTAACATAATTGCTCCCGTTCAGAGAGCTACTGTGCTTCGCTCCCTGATAACAGAATGAAGCAATAGTCTGACAAGGTCAAGGATTAGGCGTAGTTTTGGGCGTGTCGCTGTCCTTTTTATCTTTTAAGCCGTTTGAGGCAAGTACGCCGCCAAGAGATCCAGTTAAGAAAATGGCAAGAGTTTTGAGCAAGTCAATGAAAGCTGCGTCATTGGGCGCTTGGGCTGAGACAGGCTGAGTGACAAAAATTAGTGCATAAGTAATTCCAAGAGTTACGATTAAAAATACAACCGACAAAGTCATGCCTATAAATAAAATCAACCTGGCTTTTATATCCTCAGGCGAAAGGCGCTTTTGGTATCTAGGGCGATTTTGGCTGTGGCTTAACAATGTCTCCAAGTAAGTCCTCTGTGCAGACGCCTTGCGCTTCGCACCTTGGTCGTTGGCATTCATCATTTTCCCAATTCTCAAACTCTTGGCATGGATAGCGCGTATAGCCTTGATAGCCACAAGACGACAACGCCAGCAGAAGGCACACCGCCAGCGTTGCCGCTTGCAGTTTTTTGGTCACTTGCGACCATAAACCTGATCGTTAGGATTTAACCAGCGCATAAGTACCGGCACGACAGCAGCTGCGCCAGCAGACAAAATCGCTTTTGGATCTGTCACGCCAGCCATATAGACGGCAAGACTTGCAGCAATAAATGATCGAGCATAACTGGCCAGCATTGGCTTTAATTCGTTCATTTCTTTTTCTCCTTTGTAGAAGCTTTTGGCAACTCCACTGTAGGAAATTCTCCAGCATATTCTGCAAGTTTTGGCCTAGCAAAACCAACAATTTCTTTGCCCAAAAAGCGCTGTTTAATCATGACCATTCCGCCATTGCGCTGATCTCCAGTGCCGCTGGTATTGCCTTCAATACATAAAACACTTTTAAGACCAACCTTGGCAACAATTCCAATGTGGCTTATTCGATCCACGCCGTCATGTGGAAAGTCCATGAAGCACAGATCGCCTAATTCTGGCTTTTCTTTCCAACGCCCAAGATCCTTCATTTTCTGTGCTCCAGAAGCTGTGCTGACCATGTTTGGAATTTTGACTCCAGCTTCATTTGCGCACCAATTTACAAAAGAGCCGCACCAAGGCAAGCCGTCCGCACCGGTGTATTTGCCGTACTTTGTCAGGTTGTCGCCTTGCTCGATTGTGCCAACCTCGGCAAGCGCAGCTGCAATGAAAGCTGCGGCTGTGCCTTGCGGATAAGTCATGACAGTAACAAAGCCGCTTCGTCGGCAGTTATTCCTAGTTTTTCCAAAAGAGCTGTTTTGGCCGATACTTTAGAAGCTTCAGCAGCCTTTGCAGCGACGCTGTTTTCTTGGTCAATTTTGTATTGTGCCAATTCAGCTGCGTTCATTTCACGCTCGACCTCTTGGCCTGTTTCAGAGTTTACAATTTTGATCATTGGTTTTGTCATTTTAGTTTTCTCCGTAAATGTAAAGTGTGCCGGTAAAAGTGCCGCTGTCTGGAAATAGAGTCACTGAAGTAATTTCCGCGGTATTGTCAAATTTTCCAGTACCAGCTGAATTTGTAAAATCAGCACCCACGTTGTTTGAACCATTTGTCTGCCAATCTCCAAAGACGAAATCAGTGTCTGTGTAACGGTAAATTGTTATTCGGCCGTTTGCAGTTGTTAACACTCCCGAAGTTGAAGGCAATCGGTCAATGACTTGCCATTTATCGGCAGACATTGAAGCAACGCCTTGAACGGTTGTATTTATATTTCTAACAGTTCCATAAGCATAATTGCTGGTTGTTATGCCATTTAAACGCAAATAAACTTGGGTGCTATCTACCGAACCAACCAAATTTTTCATTATTAGAATTAAATTTTTGTAACTACCGCTAATTGACGAAACTGTCGTCGTTGATCCGCTAAGACTTGTCGTAGATAATAAAGTCAATCCACCACCGCCGCTTGGCGTTGCCCAAGTTGGTACGCCACCGGCAACCGTTAAAACTTGCGAAGTTGATCCAATGGCTAAACGTGTATTTGTGTTTGCAGTTGCTGATGAATAAGTAATATCGCCAAGTGTTGTGCCAGGCTGCAAAGCCTTTAAACGTGTATCAACGCCTTGCAAAGCCACGTCAAAATCTGCCGGCAAGTCTGTAACTAAATCTGTCGAAGTCGGCAAAACAAAGCCGTAATTGGTAGTTGGATTAGCCATTTATTTCCCTTTCAATCATGCAACGATTGTCGCATATTCCCATTCCAAAGTTGGCGACACGCTCGCCCACGTTTCCGCCGGTGGAACGTCGCCCCATTGCATAGCTTGCAAAGAATAGGCCAGCGGAGACATGATCAAAGTGACCGACAATTCGTTGTAACTAGCTCTAAAAGTAAAGCCTTCGACAAAGCCTTGAAACCTACCGGCCGCCATATTGGTTGGCAGATTGTTTATTGCTACAGGTTGACCCATAAAGACGCCCAAAAGGCTATCTCGGTCGCCGTCGTCTAGCTCTGGATTTGTCAGGGCATAAGTTATTTGGTCAAAAATCGGAATTGGAATTGCTCGCAAAGCAAGATAAAAGGCAGCCTGATCCTCTGCGTCTGCGATATGTTTAATTGTTGTCGTAATGATCTGTGACAAATTGCCATAAGTTGCGATTGAGTCTGGGTCTGTGTCGTTGACCTCGTTTGTGCTGTTCGTGTTGTATTTGATTGTTATGTCATTGCGCACGTCGCCAGCTCTGGTCTTGATTGTTATGCCTCGACCTAGCGCATGATTGGCTGTTAGATCGGTGTAACCGTTAGCTGCAAGATAAGTTGTCCGGTGAGTTGAGTCGGCGTAACTAATAAGGCCACTTGCGTCCTCGTAAATATAACCAAGGCCAGAAGTTGCCAAAGCCGCCACAAGGTCATAAATAACAATTCGAGATGATGAACGCTGCGCAAGCTCATAATTGCCTGGTTGATCTATTTGGCCAAGGCCGACGTTGCCAGCTGTAGCCCAAGTTGTCGTTGGATTGTACGTTGCCCACGTTTCCGCAGCTGGTACTTGATTCCATTGAGCCAATAGCACTTGAGACAAAATTGTGTAAATCTGATCGCCGTCAAAATCTTGCGTCAAGACTCCGTCTGTAAGAGCCTTTTGAAGCCTTGCCAAAGCTCCCAAGGCAGTAATTGTTACCTCTTGCGTGTACGCGGTTGAGCCAACCTCTGAGACGCTGACAGCAATGTCCACGATCGAGCCGCCAAAAATAGGTTTATAAACGGCAGACGTATCCTGCACCTCAACCGACAAGCTGTCGTTTATTTGATAGTCAATAGCAACTTGGTCAAACACAATTAGCGTAATTGAGCAATAACCAGCTTGCGCTTGTTCATAGATATTTGTGCGGCCAGAAGTGATGTTGAGATTAGCCAAAACAGAGTCAGTTACGTCTATGCCAGCAATCTTGACTCGCCAAACTGGCGACCACTGCGTCACCCGTTTGCACCTAGCAGCGCACCTGCGCCGCCTGTACCTCTGAAATATGAGTCATTTAAAACGTTGACGATTGTTCGGGCTGTGCCTTCTGGGTCGATTGCCCCATTTACTGTCAAATTTATGCCGCCAAAGTCGCGAGCCGTCGCAGCTTCTGCTCGTCTAATAGCTTGTGATTGAGTTATGCCTGAGCTGTAAGGCGTGGCCATAGCTGCACCGGCAACAGCTGCTGCAACTCCGCCGCCACTTGTCTTTGTTGATCCTGAGCCGCCTGAAACACTTGGCACGCTGACGCTTGGCACTTGTGACGTTGAAGTAACGTTTGGCACTGAAACTGTTGGAACGTTAATAGTGGGCGCTGTAATTTTTGAAACGTTAGGCAAGAATGGCACTGAATTGTAAAGCCCAATCAGAGCATTTATACCGGCAACAGCTCCAGAGATCAGCGTATTGAGTCCGCCAATAACTGCACCAATGACATTTATGACTCCGCCAGCGATTTCGCCGACAACTTTGAACGCGCCGCCTAAAACGTTGACCAATACCGGCACAACATATTTTTGAATAAAGTTGATGAAAGTTGTGAATTCCTCTTTGTTATCTTTGATCGCGTCTGTGATTGGTTTAAAGAAATCTGCAAATTTGCCTAAGGCTGGCACAACTTTGTTGACAATAAATTCAACTAGGCTTTGAATTATTGGCAACAATCGAGCGCCGATTGACTCTTTGGCTTCGTCAAATGTAACTTTGAGGATTTCAATACGTCCAGCAAATGTCTTTGAGTTGGCCGCTGCTGCTCCGCCAAATAAATCTGACAACTTGCCTTGAACCTCTGTGAATGACATAGCCTTCAATTCTGCGGCTGATAGTCCTATGCCTAGCTTGCCAAGAGCTGCTGTGTTGCCGTCATAGGCTTTGCCAAGGCTGTTGGCAACGCTGTCAAGCCCTTTGCCGGTGGCTTGGCTAATATCTAGCGCAAGACTCAAAAGATCCTGCGCCTTTGTAACGTCTCCTGTTGATAAAGCAAGACGAGATAAGGCTGGACGCAATTTATCGTCAGCCACGCCTGTAGCTAGTGATGTTTTAAGGATCTGCTTTTCAACAGAGGCGATCATGTCATTTGTTGCGCCTGTTGCATTTTTCAAAGATGTAGCAAGTCTGATCTGCGCAGCTTCGTCCTCGATCGCGGCCTTGACGCCGTCAACTGCAAGTTTTACTGCATAAGCGCCAGCTGCTGCGCCAGCTGCGGCAAAAGCCAATCCAGCCTTTTTGCTGAACTCTCCTAGCTTGCTGCTTGAACCTTCGACGTCAGAATTGGCACTATTTAAAGATTTTTTAAGCTGGTCAACGTCAGCAAGTATCGACAGCTTGAGCGTTCTACTTTGCGCAACCATTTAAAACTCCTTGAGGATCTTGTCAAAAGCATTTTCCCACTTCGCAATGATTTCGGGCTGAATGGCGCGCAATGTTGGATAAATAAACCAGCCGTTAGATCCTCGACCTTTTGGCCCAGAACCTGACCAAATAGGAAATTGCTTGAACTTGTTTGATCCAAATTCATTGCCGCCCCAAAGCTCTTTTGTTGTACCGCCGCCTGAGAACTTTTGACCAGCAAAGCCAAAAGATAGCTCTCCAACCTTTGAGGACTTTGAAACCTTTGAGCCGCGAGCAATTCTTTCTGCTGCTCGACCTCGGCCAGTAGCTGTGCCAATAATCTTGTCTTGAGCAAATTCTGCCAAAGAACCAGATACAGCCTTAGCCTGAGTCGTAGCTTCCTCGTCCATAGCTTTGAAAGCGCCTAAGACGCGGCGCAGATCCGCCTTGTCGTAAGCAATCTCAACGCTGTCGGTCATTTTGTTGCTTCTCCAATATCTCAAGAGCTGTGTATATCTGCTCCGCCGTCTGCCATTCGCTCATTGGAATTCCAGTTGCCAAGGCTAGATCAACCAGAATGCGATTTACGCTTCCGGCGGCGTAGCTTTTGGGAGAACCTCACCGACCGTCACGTCGGCAACTGTTTCGCACCAAACCTCAAAGCCCTTTATTGGCTTGCCACCAGCTTCGCGCTTCATTGCATTCCACGCAAGAAACAGCAGATCGGCAATACCGATCTTGTCTTGTGCTTGTGAAATTGTTTGACCTGTCTTGTTTTCCCACTTCGCCCACTCTGGCGGTTGTGCGGTATATGTACCGAATTCGCCTGATGTGTACTCGATTGTGATTGGTAGTTTCATTTTGTGCTCCCGTTTCTCTTTCGATTAGCTGATTGTTAGAACTGGCGTTGTCGAGCAAAGCATTGCCCATGAGTCGGTCTGTGCGTCTGGAGCTGCTCCGCCAGCTGTAGGTGCTACTGGGAAAACGTTCCCAGTAAATACTGCACCGGTGGCTGTGGTTAAGCTAAACGCAAGAGCTGTATTTGGCGCTGATGTAAAGGCTGTCCACATTGCTTCAAATAGTGAGCCTGTAGCTCCCCAATCGGCAAGCAATTCCATGTTAAGAGTCCACTGATCGTCAATGTGCTTGTAAGCCTTGCCGTCAAGTGTTTGGTATGTAGTGATAACAGGCGCGTTGACCAGCGTTACTGATGTGGTCTGGGCGTCATAATTAACTGTCGCAAGAGTAAAGACTATGTCGCGACCAGTGACTATTGTTGTTGGCATTTGGTTTTCTCCTTAGATTGTCTGTTGTGTGTAGTAAGTGCTGACCGCGAGATCCGCCACTAGTAGATTTGAAGCTCCTACAGATTGCACTGTCGGACGTTGTACGTCTCCAACTGTGTAGCCCGTAGGCATTGCGCCCATAATCGCAATAATGAGTTGCTCAAGGTTATCGAGCGCGCCAGCTGTGTTGTTGTAGGCAACAGCGGCAGTTACAACAAAGTTGATTTTGACGCGGACTTGGCTTTTGCCAATAGTCGTCGTTTCGAGATACGGCGCGTCTGGCACGATCACACAAGCTGGTGGAATGACGGCCTCTGGCGGTGATGAATAGACAGAAGCTGCTACGCCAGCCAGAGCTGTTGCAAGTGTGCCACGAACGTTGGTGGCGATTGTTGTTGGCGTAGGCATTTACATAGCCATTGTTGAAACGTCAATGTAATTGCCTAAAAGGCCAATGACGCGGTTTTGTAAGCTGCGACCCATTCTAAAAGGTGACGGCGTAAAGTCCACGCCTTCGATCTGCCCTCCTGGAGCAACCACGCTTTGAAAGATTTCAACGCTGACGATTGTGACCGCTTGTTCAACCGCAGCAGTGTTGGCGTAAAGCGTGGCCGCGTCCGCACCGGATAGGTAGGCAACGCCCGCAGGAATTACTGGGCGAAAGTCAATGTTTGCATTTGTAATTGCGCAAGTGAATACATAATAAGGCGCAGGATACGCGTATGGCAGATAAGGAAAAGGATCATAATAGTTTGAAGTCACTGTTAATGTGCCGTTAAACGTACTTGGTACGCAACCAGTAATTACAACACTTTGACCAGCCACAAATGAATTTGGTTTTTGTGTTATGTAATAGGCAACGTTGTTTTGTAAATAAACACCTGAAATGGCATTTTGATTTGCAGTGAGCAACGGCAAAATGACCTGCTCGGCCGAATTTATGATTGAGTCAAGATACGCGTCAGAATATAAAGAAACAGAGACGCCTAACACTGTGCGAAGCTGTGAAGCTGTAATAATGCTAGGCATCTCTGTCCTTTCGTGAACTGCTGGCCTAGATACGGGAGCGCACCTAGGCCATGATTAGTGGATTAGGTTAGATTGAAACGGCGCAGACCACCGGCGAAGGTTGCCTGAGCTGCAATGTAACCGTAGAGCATGATTTCAATTTCGCCTGTTGTTGGAACATTCGTTGCCAACTGAAGTGCAGGTGACTCGAAAATTTCAATCGAGCGTGGCTCAATGATGAATGCTGACTCGTCGATTGAAGTTGCAACCATGTTTGGATCAACATAGTAATCAAGACCAAGGACGTTTCCGCGAATGCTGGTAGGTGTTGCAGATCCAGCGTTGTTCATAGGATTTCCAGCGTTGTAAATTGGACGTCCAGTTGTATCGGTTGCGCCCATTAAAGTGCTCCAAATAGAAGTACCTGAAACAAATGACTTCGCTGTGCGCTTTGTGGCGTTGTAAACAGCTGGTGACTCTGTTGATACGAATGAGATCAAACCAGCTGAGTCTGCTGCTGTTGCTGTTGCCTGTGTACCGCCAGCTGTAATTTGTGCAATTACATATTGGTCAGTTGCTTGAGCATAGGCGTCGCGGAGATTTTGGAGCATAATTTCATAAAAGCTCGGATCTGATCGGTCGAGCAATTCGACAGAATAGCGTTGGAAACCGGCTTTTTTGATTACTGTCGCATTTACATACGCAGAAGTGATCGCAGTTGTACCTGTTGGATCTCCACCTTCAGCAACTGTCGCAGCTGTTGAGTTAGCAGTGATTTTTGGAATAGATACTGTCATTCCGTAGCTATTAAGCGGACGTGTACCGCCGCAAGCTTCAATTACTGGACGGTCAGCATTTGTGTTTGTTGCTACGTCGCGAACATAAGACACCGGCGAAAACGCTGGATTTGTTGAGAAGCTGTCGTCTGCTGCTTTGATGTATTGGCGAGAGTCCTCGTTGCCAAGGCCAGCCTTGATTGTGTGCTCAAGGTATGAACCGCCAGTTGTGATTGGTGAGCGTGGTGATGAGAAGTAGAGCGGACGAGAAGCCTCGACCTTTTCTACCTTGGAAGCCTCAACCGTATCGGCTGCGACTTCTGGAACGGCTGTAGGTGTTTCCACTTGCTTGTCTCCTTCGGTTGGTTGTTCATCTGCTTCCAATTCGGACTCAGAATTATTGTTCTCACTAGCTGCGATCGCGACCTTTGCGCTGGCAATGGCTGGATCGGTCACAAGTGAAACTTCTTTGAGCGCACTTGCGCTGACCACTAAAACGCCGTCAACGTTTTTGTATTTTTGTGCGATAACGCCGACGCTGAAACCGTCACGCAGACCAGTTGACGCCTCAACTAGCGCGTCAGATCCAGCAGTGGTGTTGCCGATAGAAAACGTCGCGTAAATTCCCTCGTCGTCCTCCTCGTAGCTTTTAAGAAATCCGATTGGCGCTTCGCGGCGGTGCTCAAGCAAAAGCTTTGTTGAGTCGCTAAAAGTAATTGAACCTTTTTCAAACATAGTTGATCCAGAGCTAGTCACGCCTTGTTCATTCCAAGTGACAATTCGACCGGATAACTCACGCTTTGGAAAATCCGCAGCTTCGACTTTAATTGAAAAGTCCATTTTGATTGGTTTTTGTATGCTGTATGTCATCTGATCATTTCTTCCTCTAGTCGGATTTCATCTGAAGTCAAAGCTCCAATGTCGTAAAGAATTTTGTACACGTCTGCGCGTTCTTTTGCAGATCCACGCAAATAATCGTCCAAATCAAATTTAACTTCTTGGCTTGCTGGTACAAAGTCATTTGGCATTCCTGTCATTGACAATCTTTCCTCGATCGCCGCCATGATTGGACGAAGTGAAAAGTCCAGCAAAGATTGACGCGCCAAAGTTGCGTTGCTGTAAGTCATGCTTGATCCAGACTCAGCGTCAACGTAATAAGCAGGAATGCCGGTAACTCTGGCCAATTCTGTCGAAACATAAGAACGGGCTTGATTGAGCTGTAATTTTTCAGGATCAAAGCCAAGAGTTTGTAATTCAACATCTGCATTTAGAAAAGCAGTTGAGCGATTGCGACGAGCAACGCCCCAAGACTCAAGCAACTTTGCAATGCGATCTGCTGGCAATGCTGTGCCGTTAGATTTTAAAACCATTGTTGGAACAGGTTCACGCGCGTACATTGTTGCCGCGCGTTCTAATTCTGCTCCAGCTTTAATTGTTCGACCGGCACGATTAAGAATGCCCTCGTCAACGCCGTAAAAAACTGCCAAAGCGCCAACACCTTCATTTGGCACTGGTATTGAGTCAACGCAGTAATACTCAATCTCTGTTCCCATTGCATTTGTTTTAATTGTGACGCGTGTTGGGTCAATACGTTCTGCGCTTCGAATTCTGTACGTGTCCGCGTAGATTTCCAAAATACGCATGTAGCCATAGCCGTATAGCAAAATGTCCTCGGCAAGCCATGCGTAAGTTGCAAATCCTGGCACTCGCGGATCTGGTTGGCTAATTACTTTTGGCGGTGACTCAACGCGCGCACCGTCTGCTCTTGTTCGCACTTTCAATGGAATGCTGGCCACACTTGACGCAATAATGTTTCGCGCGCGAGCACAAGTTGGCACTGACATAAATTCAACGCGTGAAGCTGTAATACCGGCAACGCCGTAGATATTGTAAAGAGAGCTAGTGACATTTACTGGCGCAAGTGACGCCTCAATGTCAGACGTCGCCTCAGGCGCTTGTGTTGTAACTGTGCGCGAAAATAGACCCATGTGGCAAATTGTAAAGGCGGCTTTTACACCTAGGCTGAGAAAATGTCGATCTCCATTTCAGGGCGTGTCGCAAAGTGAGTCGCCAGAGCTGAGGCCACAGCTGCGCAGACCGCAACGCTTGAGGCGCGCCGTCCGATAATCCAGCCGCCGTCACCCATTGGTAATCTGACGGCCGATAGTATCTGCTTGGATAATTCTGCCTGTTTTCCATGCATAAGCCGCTTTGAGGTAATTGCTCCCAATAATTCGTCGCAGCTTTGCCCGTACAAAGCCCCGTCAATATCGATCACTGGAATTCCAGCAGGGGCAAGGCGAGCAGCTACGGCAGAGCTAGTCCTTTTGCTAAATGCTACATATTCGACAGGATATTTTCTGGCGTAAGGCGCAATGTCATTGGCGACAGCTTTATCGTCTAGCGAAATCGGATTGTGCCAAGTGTGCAGCAGCTTAATGACAAAAGTGTCGTCTGGATTTTTCTGAGCTGCAACCAAAGCGCCGTCTCGTCGATCTGGCGACAGATCCAGCCCAAACCACGTGACCTTTTCAACGTCAAGCTGTACCTCAGCGCCTCCGCACTCATTCCACTCTTTCGCCGGTATCGCACCAGAGATTGTGTTGACCCAGCGACAAAGCACTTCGGTCTGGACGACGTCAGGCGGATCATTTAAGACCGCGCGGATATTGTCGGCGTGAATTGTGTGACCCAAAGCAGGATTGCTGGCGACCCAGTTCTTTTCGTCAGTAATCTTGTCCGAATATGCAGACCATTCAAAGTACGCAATGTCATCATCTGATCCAGCCGCACTTGCTTGGCCTCGATCGCGCAGCTGGTTTAAAATCAAGCTGTGTTGATCGCCAGCATTGGAAAATGTCCACAGCTGAGGATTTTTGGCAGCCATCATTGTATATCTCATAGCAGACCAAGCCTCAGTGTCTTTGAGTTGTCGCGTCTCGTCCATGTACACCGTCTCAGGTTTTGCAAAACCGCGAGCAGCTGCATTGGCGGCCTTGACCACGTATCGAGCGCCAGACTTTAACTCGATTTCCTCTGACCCATGCGCCCAGCGAATTTTTTTGACCTGCAATGCAAGCTGTTTGTTGCTCTCGATTAGATTGACAATGTGCCGGAACGTTTCAAGTGAGGTTGTCAGTACGTGAGCACTGCCCAGCTGTAAAGGTTCACTCCACAAAAACATTCTGGCAAGAATGCTCATTTCCATAATTGTGGATTTACCATTCTGGCGAGCAGCAACAATCGCAACGACAGGGTGTTTCCAGCGGCCGTCAGGCTTTACTTTAAGCGCGTGTTCAAACACAAACTTTTGCCAAGGCATAAGCTCGACGCCAATCGAAGTCGCAAAATCGACCACTTCTTGGCCTCTGGACGGCAAATCGTTGAGCGCCGAATGAATTCTGGGGCGATCTGAGCCAATAAGAAGCCCAGACTCCAGACGAATTCCTTGTTCGTCTTTAATCGCCTCTGGAACGGCCTTGAGCGCCCTTGTACGACCCTGTGCAGCCTTAGTCATGACTTGTGCTCTCTTGTTGCGGTGAAAACAGAAAAG